TCGGCGTTATGAACTGCACTCATTTCGTATTTGGTCCGCCTTGCTGATTTCGATAATTCGTTAAGGCTCTCGTACCTCTACCTGATACGCTTGTGATAAAAAATCTAGTACATCCTGCAGTCGTTCTTCCTCCTGTTCTGTTGCAAGTTCAAAGTCTAGCTATATGCTCACTATACATCTTTTCTCACACTCTTAATTTTCCACTCTGATTCTGGTTTAATTAAAGTTGATCGCTTCGATTTTTCTTTCTTTGGTTTTTCCCTGGAAAGTTGTGCACAAACTCTGCTACAAAATTTTCTATAATCCCACCCCTGAAAATCTTTACCACAATACTGGCATTTACACCACACCCATTCATACGAGTAGCCTCTGCTTTGAATTACATATTTTTTCCTACAAGATCGATTACAGAATTTCTTATTTGGAACATACCTATCAGCTGTTATCTTTTTCCTGCAATATGCACACCTTTTGTTTGGCATCTCATCTACCCTAAGCAGACAGCCTATCTTCTTACAATAATAGCGCACCTGATTTTTAGTAACTCCTAACCGTTTGGCAATCTCATCATATCTCAGGCCAAATTCACGCATCAATTCGATTTTTTCTTTCTCAAATTCTGTAAGCAATACTAGCACCTCCTTGTTAGGTTGGTGCTAGTAAAACTCTTGTACATTCTATTGTCAAGTCATTTTGCTCAATGTGTTGCTACTTCAAATTCTGTGCCATCGTAGTACAAAATTCTGAGGTCCCCATTCTCGAATACAGTAATGTGGTCAACTACCTCCTGCAGTAAATCTGGCTTACATTCCTTGATACCGCCCTCCTGGGCTCGCATCTTCATAAGTCTTGTTTTATATGCTAACAGCTCATTCCCTGACTCAATATTAATGTTCCATAGTGTTTCATAATCTCCGATTGACTCCACAATTGCATTCCAGGTCATTACACATATTTTTTCCAAAGCACTCTCCATAATATATGGACAAGTGCAAACTCGATGTCCAGAATTCTTATTGGTAGAGCCACAGCGCCACTTTTTCATCTTAGTTCCAGCTCTTGTTGTATACGATACCCTGGAATAAAGGTTATTACACTTTCCACATACCACCTTCCCTGAAAATGGATTTTTGTCAGGCATCACCGCGTAATTATTCGTAAAATGATCTTCACAGTATTTCTTTCTACGTGCCAATTCCTGCTGCACCGCGTTCCAGGTATTTACATCTATGATCGGCTCGTGATCTCCTTCAATATAATACTTTGGAATTGTACCATCATTCATTACACGCTTCTTAGATAGAAAATCTGCAGTATAGCTTTTCTGCAAAATAGCATCCCCCATATACTTCTCATTTCGAAGCATGGAGTCCAGAGTGCTTGCCTGCCAGTTGCATTTTCCATCCCAACTTTTTACCCTCTCTTTTTTGAAAATTCTGGCGATATAGTCAACTGTTTTTCCGGATAAATATTCCTCATAAAGTCTTACCACGATCTTTGCCTGAGTCTTGTTTACAATGAGCTTTCCATTCTCATCACAATCATATCCTAAAAAACGTTTGGTGCTCATCTTGTGTTCACCCTTTTCAAAGCGCCTTCGTATTCCCCAAGTACTATTTTCAGAAATACTTCGACTTTCATCTTGTGCTAAAGAAGATAATATTGTTAGCAAAACCTCTCCTTTAGCATCCAAGGTGTCGATATTTTCTTTTTCGAATCGAATCCCCACGCCCAGTTCCTTTAGCTCTCTTACATAATTCAAGCAATCCAGGGTATTTCTTGCAAATCTGGAAATGGACTTTGTAATAATAAGGTCGATCTTCCCAGCTCTGTAATCTTCGATCATTCTGTTAAAATCATCACGCTTTTTGGTGTTGGTACCGGAGATGCCTTCATCTGCGTAAATGTCCACCAACTCGTAATCAGGATTTCTTGTTATGATTTCCGTATAGTATCGCACCTGGTTCTCATAACTTGATAACTGTTCTTCTTGGTCCGTTGACACGCGGCAGTACGCTGCTACTTTCTTTTTCAATTCTATCTGCTGCCCGTTCACCAGCATCGTAGGCTCTTTTGCTGGTATAACCGTAATGCTTCTCGCCATTTATCATTACCTCCTCTACTACCATTGGTTCCGAAAAAGAAAGACCTGTAAGTTCTGTATCCCTTATCCGGATACCCTTACAGGCCTCTTTCCCTTTATGAATATAAGTGGCGCATAACCACTCGACTTTTCGATTGTAAACATATCTTCTTCGCAGGCTCTTTCCGCAATATGGACACACCAACATTCCACTCATTGGATATCGTTTCTGGTATTTTTCACCTTTTCCAATGTTTCTCTGCTTTCTGTGATATTCCATAAGCTCCTGAACCTGCTGCCATTCTTCTGCGCTAATAATGGCCGGGTGATCTTCTGTTACATAGTAACTTTGCACCTGTCCATTATTCTTTACGGATTGGTGTGTTCCTTCCGGAATGTAAGTTTTCTGGATATGGAAATCCCCTTTGTATTTTTCATTGGTAAGCATTCCCTTAATGGTACTTGCGTGCCAAGAACTTTCTGCTATCGTCGGTACCCCTTCCTCATTTAATGCCTTAGCAATTCTATGACACCCAATGCCTGAAAGGTACATCTTAAATATTTGTCTTACAACCTTGGCTTCTTCTTTATTGATTACCAGGTCCCCTGTCTCATCCTTGTCGTATCCCATGAAGCGGGCTGTATTTACCATTCCCTCTCCACGTTCGAACTTCTTTTTCAAAGTCCATTTATTATTCTCACTTATGCTGCGGCTTTCCTCCTGTGCGAAGGAAGCAAGCACCGTCATCATCAGCTCACCTTCCGAGGAAAGTGTGTTAATATTGTTTTCCTCAAAAAGCACGCCGACGCCGATTTCTTTCAGCTCTCTTGTGTACTTAAGAACTGTGGTGGTATTTCTGGCAAATCTGGAAATCGATTTTGTAATAATAAGGTCTATCTTTCCAGCCTTGCAATCTGCAATCATTCTTTGAAACTCTGGTCTGTTCTCGCTTCTACCGGTCATTCCCTGGTCCGCATAAACAGAAACGAATTCATATTCCGGATTGCTTTTAATCACGCGCTCATAGGTGCTTACCTGGTTTTCAAAGGACTCGCCTTGCTTTAAGCTGTCCGTTGATACCCTTGCATAAGCACATACTCTTAGCTTTTTTTGCTTAGGTTTTAAAGGTTCTATTTTCCTAAGTTTCATGCGAATTCTCCTTCCTTTTTGGTAGTCCTATTAACGCTCTTGTTCCGCTATAAGTCAAGCAATTTAGCGGTTTCAATGGTATAATTATCGGTATGACCGAACTGGTAAAATACAAAAAAAGAACCCGGAAGGATTACTCCTCCCAGGCCCAAACTTATGATAACATTTCGTTTACTCGCTTCTGAACCGCACCGTAATCATACCCCTCTGCTAAGAGTCTACTCTTACGCTCAGATCCGTTTTCCCACTTGCCTGCAATGACCTCTCTTGCAAGTTCGTCGACAGACTTCTTTGGTGTCACTCCACATTTGCCATTCACAATATCCTGGATCTCAGCATAATTGTATCCGGCTTCTGTGAGACGCTGCTTTCTCTCCTCACCATTTCCCCACTTACCTGCAATGACCTCATCTGCAATCTCTACTGCAGTTTTCTTTGCAGGCGCTGGTTCTGATGCCTGGCTTTTTGTATAGCCATTGAGTCCTGCCTCTTTAATCTTAGTAGGATAATCCACATAGCAATAATCCTGATCGCAGGTTTGACCATTGATTTTATTACTACGAAGCAGATTAGTTTCACCGCCAAACTGCCACATCTGTGTTTCTGCACCACTGGAAGGAGCTTACTCTTTCCCCATCGCGCAACCCAATGGCTATACCTGGTAAGCTCACCGTCATTCATTTCACTGTTAAAAAATGATTCCGATGAATAAATACCTACCCAATAACCTGCTGCTTCCATAGTAGAACAAAATGCTTTCACAATCTCTGTAAGAGTTGCTCGGTCATTGTCTGTGATCATCTTACCCTCAACATCATAAAAGACAGGGTATTCATATTTCTTTCCACTAAGGATTGAAATAAAATACTCTGCCTCTTTCTTTGCTTCTGCTACACTCTTTGCATTACCATAGAAGTACGCGCCTTTTGGAAGGCCACAATCTTCACACTTCTCATAATTAGCTTCAAACTTGCTGTCCTTATAAAGCCCTGCGTCACCGCCACCAGCTTTTAGGATAGCAAATTCTACACCTTCGTTACTCTTTGCCCTGGCAAAATTGAAATCTCCCTGCCAGTGACTCACATCAATTCCAAATTTCTGACTCATAAATCATTCCTCCTTGTCATCATCTTCTGCACGCTCGTGCAACTGCTCTAATACTGCTTTGATTTTCTGTGGCACCGGCAATCCTAAATGAGCAGCATTTTCTAAAAGGCTCACGCCTTCATTGGAAATATAAAAGAAAATAACTGCTGTTCTTAGAACACTTCCGGTACCAATCACATGGACATCCAGGATGTTTGCAATCCCTACCAATAAGAAGATCAGTACCTTCCTGCAAATCCCACGAAAGCCCACTTCACTTGATAGTGCTTTGTCGTTTATCGCGCACATAACACCGGTTATGTAGTCGATCACCACAAAAGTAAGCAATGCATATAACAAACCGTCGCATCCTCCTAAAAAGTATCCAAGCCAACCTCCAACTGCTGTAAATACAAACTGAATTGCATTCCAGAATTCCTTCATCGTCTTATCCTCCTTTGAATTTTTTGTATGAAAAAAGCAGCTACCCGCAATGGATAACTGCCTAATTCCGAAAATTATTCTATTGTTCCTGTAAGATATAGGTTATCTTCATGGTCTTATCTGCGGTTTTTGTAACCGGTGCATCCAGATTATTGATGGTTGCAAGATAATTACACATCATATGCCAGCCAGATGTTGACCAGGTTCCATAATCCGCAAAATAAATAAGTGGTTCATTACGAACCGGTGTTACATTTATGTTATAACTACTATTAAACAGTGACTGTGCCTCTGGAGGCATAATCTCATTTGTTGCCGTATTCGCTATCAAAAGCTGATCATTCGCATTTTCATAATATATTCGTCCATTTATTACAAACTTCGGTAAGCCATTTACACTTGAAGCATTTGTTCTTTTAAATTTCACGACATTGGCCGGATTTGTTATCTGTATTTTATAAAGCTCATATGGTGAATCATATCCCTTTACATATAAATAGCCATCTGTTACAAACATCTGCCAGTTGTTATCTGATCTGAGATATTTATCTGTGGTATTTGTAACTTCATATTGCTTTACCTTCCAAGTGTCCATCTTAATTTCTGTCACCAAATATGACGTATTGGGATCTACTCGATAATCTTTATGAGTACAGATATATAAACAATCTGTAGCCGGATCATAATTATAGCCCCAATATCCAATTCGTAACTCTGTACTAAGTTCTGGAACTTCGATTTCTTCTATCAAGGGCTTTGTATTGTACACATTATCCAGGATAGAAACCGTCTTAAGAAAGGTTCTTCTTTTTGTGATATGAATATG